TGGCAATATCGCGGCTTGGAGTGCGGGTACACCAGCGATGCAGTATTTGATGAAAACGATTCTTCGATCAATACAGAACCGGCGCCAAGTTTCCCGGCTGGCACCGCAACGCTGAGCGTCGGACAAAGCATCTTCGTCGATCAATATCTGACTTCCAGCAACCGCTGGTACAGAAGCCTGATTCAATCGGACGGCAACTTTGTCACCTACGCCAAAGACAACACCGCAAGGTGGGCGCTGAATACAGTCGGCAGTCCGTCTTACCGCTTGCTTAATCAGGCTGATGGCAACCTTGTGCTGTACAACAGTGGCGGCATTGCGGCGTCAAATGCCATTTGGTCTACACAGACTAACCTCCTTGGCACGCCAACCAACCTGACCCACCGCGACTGGCGCCAGGAAAACACAGTCAACACTGGCCGTGCTGGCGCATTTTTCTATGAGGTATTGGGCAATGCCGGTGATTACCCAGGACAAAGCCGTACTGCAACTCGTGCTTTTACCGTTGGCAGCCGCACGATCACAATCAGCTACACCGCCACGTCTTTCGAGTTATCGCAGCAATACAAGGACGCCTTTACGGCAATCGGGCTGACAGTCAACTATGCCTGGACGCAAGGCGCCCCAGTAATTGACAACGACTACAACGATCCAAACCTCAAGCCGATGGCAAAGGGCACGATCACCACATCAACCGGCTTGTGGCGCGTTGGCGAATACTTCAACGCAGAAGTGACAGTAACCAGCGGCAACCCGTGGCGTTTCGGTGATCCAGTTGTCACACCTGGCACGCAAGGCACCTTTAGCTCTGTGGCAGCGGTCTACAGCGTCCGCACGGGCAGTGGCTACACCAATAATGTCCTGACGATGCAGGATGACGGCAACTTGGTTTATCGCACCAGTGGCGGCGTGGCGTTGTGGGCATCCAATTATGTGAACACCCTTGAACCCCGCGTGGCGACTGGTACCGTTGATCCAGCCGATGACGTATGCGGCAAACGCCTGACTAGCTGCAAGGCACGTTTCGGCAATACAGCAGAACTACCGTTTGGCGGCTTCCCCGGTCTGGGTGGTTTCTACTGATGAGCTGGCATGATGACGCCATTTTGCACGCTAAGCAAGAGGCTCCACGTGAAGCCTGCGGTCTGTTGATGGTGGTTGATGGCGTGGAGTTGTACAAGTCATGCCGCAACCTAGCGCGTGACCCGCAGGATTTTTTCATCCTTGACCCGGATGACTATGCCGACGCGGAAGACACTGGCGAGATCCTTGCCATCGTCCACAGCCACCCGCATACACCAGCCCAGCCCAGTGACGCTGACCGCCAGGCGTGCGAAAAGTCCGGCTTGCCGTGGCACATCGTTAATCCGGTCACCGGCGAATGGAGCGGCTGCCAACCATGCGGCTACAAGGCACCACTGCTGGGGCGGCAATGGGTGTGGGGCGCTGCAGATTGCTGGACGCTGGTGCGTGATTGGTACGCCGAGACCTGGGCGCTGAGGCTACCGGACTGGAATCGACCCAAGGATCTGACGGCGTTTAACGCCAGCCCGATGTTTGAAGATTGCTGGGCGGACGCTGGATTTCAGGAGGTGGAGTTTCTTACAATGGAAGTGGGCGATGCGTTGCTGATGGCGGTCGATTCAGCCAAACCGAACCACGTCGGCGTCTACGTCGGCGATCAGATGCTGCTGCATCACGCAATCGGTCGGCTGAGTTCCCGCGACGTATATGGCCGCTACTATCAAACAAAGACGCAGCGCGTCCTACGCCACCGCAGCAGGTGCCAGTGATGCGGATAGTCAAGGTCTACGGTCCACTGGCGAAATTCCTGGGTCAGCGCAGCTTCAAGTTTGCGGTTAAGACACCAGCCGAGGCTGTGCGTTTGCTGCTGGCTAATTTCCCGCGTCTGCAAGCTCACATGGCTGAGCACGACTACAAGATCAGCGTGGGGCGTCTGCAACTACCGATTGGCGACCACCCGGAATACATCCATTATCCCACGTCAAGCAACGAGGCTATTCGGATTGTGCCTGTGATTAGTGGCGCCGGTCAAGGTGTTGGGCAGGTGTTAGCAGGAATTGGATTGATCGCAGCGTCTATTTTGTTTGCTCCAGCAGGTTTCCTGGCTGGCGGATTATTCACACTCGGTGCCAAAGCCGTTCCGTTTGTTGCTGGTATTGGTATAAGTCTTGCATTGACTGGTGTCTCACAGTTGTTGACGCCAACAACGCAACTTGCTACCGGCACCGATTCTGATTTTGACCCGCGCAAGTCATACAGCTTCAGTGGTATTCAAAACGTGGCAAGGCAAGGCGTACCAGTGCCGATTATTTATGGCGAAGTGCTGGTCGGCAGTATCGTCGTATCTGCTGGCGTTGATGTAACCACGAGATAAAAATGGGCATCCGCGCAGCACTAAACACAGGCGACACAGGTGTCGGTCAGACGCCAAATAACAACCTGCAATCCAAGCAAATTTCAAGGATTGTTGACCTGCTGTGCGAAGGCGAAATTGAAGGCTTCCCGTCTGCCCGTGCGTATACCCGTGGCACAACTGAATACAACCGCGCACTACTGAAAGACATCTTCCTTGATAACACCCCACTCGTTAATCCTGCGGCAAGTCCAGCCACTGATTATCAAGGGCCAGACATGAACTTCAAAGGCGTTAGCGTCTCGCCTAGATACGGCACTGTTGACGGCAATGGCGCTAATACGCAAACCTACCTGAAGGAACTCAGCAATGACACCGAGACTGAAGTCAGCGTCAACGCGCAGTGTGTCGGCTGGGTCTATCCCGCAGAAACACCAATCCCCGTAGTCCGCACCATTACCGACACCAATATTGACCAAGTGCGGGTCACCATGTCGATTCCCGGCTTGTCATCGATTAACCCACGCGAAGGCGAAAAAGGCACCAGATTATTTATCAAGATCGAGGTTCAAGTTGGCACCAGTAACGCCTACGAAACGATTGTCGAAAAGGATGAAGTTGCGGGTCACACCACAAACCTATACCAACGCGATTATTTGATTGACATCCTAAATGCTGCCCGTCCCATCAATATCCGCGTCACCAAAAATGGCGAATGGGACAGCGGTTTAGTTGGGTCAAACACGGTGGTCGCCAACCTGTTCTGGGCGTCTTTTACCAAAATCATTAAATCCAAAACGGTCTATCCGCACAGCGCACTTGTTGGTCTGGAGTTCAACTCAGAACAGTTCAGTAACATCCCCGCCCGTACCTATCGCATCCGTGGCATAAAGGTAAAAATACCAAGCAATGCCACAGTTGATTCCGCCAAAGGCTTCTTGGTTTATACCGGCGTCTGGGATGGCACGTTTAGCGCCACTAAAAAATGGACAACCTGCCCGGTATGGATCCTCTACGACCTGCTGACAAATAGCCGCTACGGATTCGGCACGCAAGTCACGGAGACCCAGCTAGACACCAGCAGCTTTTATGCCGCCTCGGCTTACGCGAACACGCTGGTGCCTGATGGAGCTGGCGGAAATGAGCCGCGCTTTGCCTGCAACGTCAATATCCAGACGCAGGAGGAGGCGTACAAGCTCATCAACGATCTGTGTTCAGTGTTCCGTGCGATGCCGTACTGGAGCGTGGGCATGGTCGAGTTTTCGCAAGATCGCCCCACAGATCCCGGCTACATCTTCAACCAATCCAATGTCACGGAGGAAGGTTTTAGTTACAGCGGCAGCAGCCTGAAAACACGCCACACCGTTGTTGGCGTCAAGTATTTCGACATGGATGCCCGCGACCACGCCTATGAGGTGGTGGAAGATCCAGTACTAATTGATAAGTACGGGATGGTCAAAACTGAGATCGAGGCATTTGCCTGCACCAGTCGCGGTCAAGCTCGGCGCGTCGGTCGCTGGATGCTGTACGAAGAAGCCAACACCACCGAAGTGGTCACATTCACCACGGGTATTGCCGCCGGTCAGTACGTCCGCCCTGGAACTGTGATTCAGGTGATGGATCCGGTGCGTGCAGGTCGTGTGCGTGGTGGGCGTGTTAGCAGTGCCGCAAGCGCCAAGAGCATCACGCTAGATCGCTCGGCAGATCAGTTGTTCACCGACATTGTGCCCAGCAGCTTCCGTTTCAATGTGATGCTGCCCGATAGCACGTACCAAGGCATCGAAAACGCCACGATCAACGGCAACTTGGTGACGCTGCCGACTGCGCTGAACGCCATCCCGACTGCTGGTGCGCCGTGGGTTATTGGCGTAACAACACTTTCTTCGCAACTGTTCCGCGTCATTTCGGTGCAGGAGCAAGACGGCGATCAGTACGTCATCACGGGCATCAAATACGACTTTACCAAATACGACTACATCGAACGCGACACCCCGCTGGCACCACGGGACATCACCGACCTAAACGAACCGCCAGCCACGCCAACAGGTTTGATTGCGTCCGAGTTGCTGTACGAATCAAACGGTCAGGTGCTCTCCAAGGTGCTGGTGAGCTGGGCGCCACAGCAAAACATCACGCAATTTGTGTTCCGCTACCGCTTTGAAAACAGCAACTGGACAACGATCTTTACCAAGTCGCCCGACTATGAAATCCTTAACAGCGAGGTGGGGCGTTACAGCTTTGAACTGCAGGCTGAATATTCCGTCCTGAACACAAACGTCAAACGCTCTGGTACGACCACCGCAACATTTGATGCACTGGGCAAGACAGCGCCGCCCGTGACCATCCCGGATCTGTTTATTGCGCCGATTGATGAGCGCACCGCTGAGCTGTACTGGCCGCAAGCAACCGATCTAGATGTGCGTATCGGTGGTCAAATCCGAATACGTTACACTGCAGAGATTGGTGCTAATGCTACATGGGGTCGAGCGATTGATATTGTTCCTGCGGTTGCAGGTAGTAGCACCCGCAAAATTGTTCCACTGCTGGAAGGCACTTACCTGATCCGTGCGGTGGACTCCAGCAACAATGAATCGGCTGGCGTAGCCGCCGTGGTGGTGGATTTACCAGCGCCGCAAGATGCGCTGCTGATTCAGGAATACCGCGAGGAAGACGACTCACCGCCATTCCAAGGCAGCCTTACCAATATGTTTTACAGCACAGACGAGAGTGGGCTGACCTTAACTGCGACCGGGGTGGTTGACGAAATTCCTAGCTTTGATAGCATTAGCAGTATTGACTTTTACGGCAATATCTCTACGATTGGAACATATCAATTTCTTAACACACTCGATCTTTTAGATGTATATGACATTGATTTGCAACTGATTCTTAAGACACGAGCAATAGAGCCGGGCAGTTTTGTTGATGAACAAACTGAACAACTTGACACGTGGAATGATATCGATGGTGATGACTTGAGTGCAGTAAACGCTGCACTGTACGTTCGCTCTACAAACGACAGCCCAGTTGGTCTCATTGATAGTATTGCTAGTTTTGATGTGATTGCTAATGTTGATGATCTTGGTGGAGTATTTACTGCATGGCAGCCGTTCGTGAATGGCACAACTCGCGGTCGGGCGTTTCAATTCAAGTTAGAAGCTACAAGCACAAATCCGGCGCAAAATATTGTTGTTGAGGAGCTAGGCGTGTTGACACGATTCCAGCGGCGTATTGAAACGCAACGTAACCTCAGCAGTGGTGCAGCCGCTTTCACGGTGACGTACCCAGCACCGTTTTATGCAACGCCTAGCATCGGCATCACGGCGCAAAATATGGCAACGGGCGACTTCTTTACGATAAGCAACGCCACCCGCACAGGTTTTGCCGTGACCTTTAAGAACAGTGGAGGTAGCATGGTGAGTAAGACCTTCGACTACCAGGCCGTGGGTCACGGCAGGCAGATCATCTAATGGCTCAAGCGACTGACTACGTACTAGCCAATCAGAGCGGCGCAAATTTCCGTGCTGAGCTGAACAGCATCCTGGCGGCAATCGTCAGCCAGAACAGCGGTTCAACAGAGCCGACGACCATGTACGCCTACCAATGGTGGGTTGATAGTGGCGTCAGCCCAGCATTGCTGAAGCTCCGAAACTCAGCCAACTCGGCTTGGATCACTATCGGTGATGTCACTGCTGCAAATTTAGGTTTGCTGAGCAATGCCACTGCAGCCAGCACATACCTCGCCTTAGCGGGTGGCACGGTTACCGGCAACCTTGAGATCGGCACCGCTGGCAGCCTGACATTTGAAGGCAGCACCGCCAACGCCTTTGAGACCACGCTGGCAGTCACGGACCCCACGGCTGACCGCACGATCACGCTGCCTGATGAAACGCTGACTGTGGCGGGGCGTAACGTGCTGCAGACGTTTACCGCAGCGCAACGTGGCAGTGTGACGGCGCTTACGGATGGGGCGACTGTAACCCCAGATTTTTCGGCGTCGAACTTTTACTCGCTGACCATCGGGGGCAACAGAACACTCGCCAACCCCACGAACATTGCTGCTGGTCAGAGCGGAGTGATCATTATCACGCAGGATGGCACGGGTGGACGAACGCTGGCATTTGGGAACTACTGGAAGTTTCCTGGCGGGACCGCGCCGACGCTAACGACGACCGCAGCAGCAGTGGATGCGCTGGCTTGGTATGCCGAGTCAACCACCCGCATTTCCGCCCGTCTGATCGCTGACCTGAAATGAGCGTTATCAACAACGGCCTGCTGCTGGCTAGCGGCGCTGATGCTGCGGCGGCGGCAGGGTATCAGATCAGTAGGAGCCTCCGTTTTAACGGCAGTATTGACAGTGCCTACTTGTCCAGAAATTTCTCAACCAATGGGACTGATCTTAAGATTAGAACATTCTCGTGCTGGGTAAAAAGAACAAAATTAGCTACAGCCAGCCAATCTATTTTTACGGGATATGATGGATCCTCTGCGGCATCGAACGCGCTTTATTTTGACGGAAGCGATAAATTAGTTTTAGAAAACGGCAGCGGTGGGCAGCTTTTAACAACAACTCAAGTATTCCGCGATCCAAGCGCTTGGTTCCATATAGTAGTCGCAATAGATACAACACAGTCAACCCCCAGCAATCGGGTTAAAATTTACATAAACGGAACGCAAGTAACGCAATTTTCACAATCTGATTATTTTGGTCAAAACGTCAATACGATGTGGTGTTTGCCTAATAGCAATAATAAAATTGGTGCTTGGTGGAATAATAGTAGTTACAGCGATTTTTACCTTGCCGAGATCCACTTCATCGACGGCCAAGCCCTAACCCCCAGCAGCTTCGGCGAAACCGACGCCACCACCGGCGCGTGGAACCCCAAGGAATACAGCGGCAGCTACGGCACCAACGGCTTCCGCCTGCCGTTCAGCGATAACTCCGGCACCACCAGCACCACGCTCGGTAAAGACAGCGCCGGTAGCAACAACTGGACG